ATCGTCTCCTGGAAAAGCCGCTGTTATGGGCGTGGCATTCATTTCTATCTATCAGAAATCGGAACGTCTACGTTGTCCATTGTAGAGATCGTGCGTCTAAACTGATCTGCGATTTCCTTGCCGTGGATTGCTTCGTAGTCGGCAAGTGCACTATCGCGGTATCTCTTGAACTCTCCGAGTTGTTTTTTCAGATTTTTTAAGTTCTTTTTCTGAGACTCAGTTAGAGTGCGACCGTCTGCCTCTATGTCCTGCATATCCTTTATGTAGCCATGAATGTCGTCAATAGCGGAGTCCATTGCTATCAATCTTTTTTCGACGTATCTTTCATATTTGCTACGCTCTGGGTCGTTAGGATCTCTACTTGCTTTATCCAAACCAAACGGCATTCTAAGTCTGAACTCGTTGTATCGATCTGCCAAAGACTGAGCTAACTTTTTGAACGACTTAACTCTTTGGCTTTTCATCGGGTCAGACGATACTGTTTTTTCAGGAGCGCCGCTTTTAGCCGGGTTCTCAGGGGGTTCTACGCGAGTGTTTGCAAGTTTAATATCGTCTAGGCTAGAATCGTCGTTCCCAATCTTATCCTTGTGATAGTCTAGTTCCGCTCTTGCCTGGTAATCTATCCAGTTAATCCAACCACCTTTATTCCAGCCAGGCATTTTAAGCTTATTAGAGACGATGCTGTTGACAGCTTCCGCCCACGCGCGAAGAGACGCGGCGTCTGTCGGCTCTGGCAGTTTTCTGATTTCTTCGAGCATCTGCTGGTTCATGTCGTAGACAAGATCACCAATTTTGCCAATATTGTCTTCACTTGAAGCTTTTTCAAACTCAGACGCAAAGCCGTCCATTTTTTCATCAAACTCTGACTGTTCTTTTGGTTGTTCGCCAAGTCGTGGTCTAGGCTCGTCTGGGTCAAAATTCGGGTCTGGCTTTGGCATGTCTGCTAAGATGCCCTTAAGTCTGTCACTTACTTCTTTGGCTGCCTTTTCGACGTCTGCAATTTCTTGGTCTGTCGGCATTCTTGGCGTTGTCTTACTCTTCGATCCGCTGGTGTTGATGACAGCCTTGACCGATTCTCCTTCTGTAGACTTAACTGAATAGATGCCGTCCTTGAGAGTCTCGTTTCCTTTTACGTCAACCAAGACCTCGTCGCTCTTTTTCTCTGACTGCCCAACTACCTTACCTGTGGCTCGAGCATTCCCGCCGCCTGGTAGAGAAAAGCTCCAGGTGAATCCGCCACCCATCTCGATGAATCGACCTTTTCTATCGCGAAGCTGCAGCTTTGCTTTTTTAGAGCGCCACTCGTCTCCTCCTGGAAACGCCGCCGTAACGGCAGTCACTGGGTCAGTAAATTCTTTTGGAAGAAGATCGGCGTCTCTACTCGAGTAGAGGCTGATCGCCAACTCTCTTGCTCTCTCGAACGGGACCTCGTGCGAATCAACAGCTCTCATCCAAGCGGCACGAAACGCTGGGATCGCCTCGTAGCCAAGACCGGAGTATTCAGCAAATGCAACGATTGCATGTTCTGGAGATTGGTACTCGTTCTCTTCTTTAAGCGTGACGAATAATTCAGCTTCAGCAAGAGCGGAGGCGGTAATTGATTCGAGAGAGTTTGTTGACTTCGGGTGCGCCTTTGGCAGTAGATCGTTGTCCTGTTTATAGTTTGGATTTGACGGTCTACCAGACTTAAGAAGTTTGAGGTACGCGTTAACACGAGCCATTGCCCATTGATCACGAGTTTTTCCAGGACGGTGCGAACTTGAATACGCGCCAGCACCGCGTCGGTATACAGCTTTAAGCTGACCGAGCGTTGCCTTGCGACCTGCCGGAGCTTTTTCGTTATGCTCTTTAACCTTGTTTGAAAGCGCCTTTTCTGTTTTCGCAGAGAAGGTGATTTTTTTTCCGCCTGACGCAGAACCTTTTTTGTTTTTCTTCGAACCGTAGATACGATCTTTCTTCGGTGCGCGACGTGACGCCGCTGAAAGAATAACAACTGCTCCTCGACATCCGCAACCACACGTCGGTGGGCAGTTACACTGACCTGTCATGCATGTGCAACCGTTTGCACAGAACGGACAGTTAACCGACATTTCTTCGGTAGACTTTTCTTTTCTTGCTCCCGTGACAATTCCGTCAGGAATTAGCGCGAATCTACAATAGCCTCCAGGTTCAACCTCTGCATCGATGATCTTGCAGGTTGACCCACCTTCGTAGAGAATACAGTTCGCGCATGTAACTCCGATCTCGCGATTTTCGTTTTCTGCAGCACTTTCATAGCCAGCCCAAACTCCCATGTCATCACTATTGAACTTGCCATGCTTTTCTACGATTTCAATTAGAGCGTCTGCGAGATCTTGCTCTTCTTCAATCACAGCAGATGCAATAATAGCGTCAGCTTTTTTTCTGGCGATTCTTTGTTGCATGTTCATTTGGGTTACTCTTCTCTCTGTTGAAGACTTAATCAGGCTAAAAAGTCTGCGCCTGTCGGCGTCATATGTGCATGAAGCTGCCATGCCCACTTCTGATGCATGTCAATTCTGCCAGCAATAAAATCTGCAATGCCTTGCTGCTTTGCTGCTGACGCTGTATCAAAGCACTCGTTAAGCGACTTGAGCATGACCTCATTTGCAGCGTAGAGATCTGCGCACATCATCATCGCATCGCACCCACAGCCCATGTCTTCAACACTCGACAGTGCTGCAAACTCAGCAAGTCTAAACGGAGCTAGCGCGCCAAGCTTGCGCATGTTTTCTGCGAGTGGATCAATTGAACCATAGACGTCTTCATAGATTTTTCCAAAGAATTTATGAAACTGTGAAAAGTCAGGGCCCATCACGTTCCAGTGATGACCCTGCGCCTTAAAGCTCATGACAACGGCGTTGCCAAGAGAATCAGCGAGGCACTCGGCGACCGCTGGGTCGCCTGTTCCGTATCCAATTGGGTTCATTTGATCATACATTTCTTAACTGCTTTCTGTGTTTTTCTAGAGCGGTGGCGGTGGTTCAACTAAGTTTGGCGGTAGCTGATCTTGCGGCACAGGTGTAGGTACTCCTGTGCCTGGCTCAGCAAGTGCTGGCGGAGCTCCGGTAGGTGGCGGTCCGCCTTGCAGCATCTGCGCTAGTTCATCAGGAACCGGAGCGACGCTGCTTGCCTGCTGCGACTGTCTTGTCGATTCCATTAGTTCTGGAGCGATTGCGCCAATGACTGCCTCGGTAAGTTCGGGAGTAATTGCTCCCTTCTCCATAATCATACGAAGAGCAACTTCCTCGGGGCTTGGTGCGTCAGCCTCGCTGAATCCGTGCGTACGACGCCAGGTATCAAAGCTAACCGCCATCTTTTGGAAGCCAGACTCTGCGTCTGCCGCTCTGTCGTTACGAGTTGCAACCTGCGATGGGTCGTACCAAATACAGATTCTTTCAACGTCCGCAGGTGCAAATCCATTTGCGATGAGATAGGGGCGAAGATAGACAACCGTCAGCGCGTCGGCGATCAAAAGCATCAGCGGTTCGATGTGTGACTTGTACAGCGACTCATCGATTTGAAGTGCGTTTGAATACTTTACGTTTGCAAGACCGGTGATTACGTCCTTCGGCACGTCAAGTCCCTGAAGAATTCTTTCAAGAACTCTATCGGAACGAGCCGCCAACGCGGGGTCGAAGCTTCTTTCAAACTTGAACTGCTTAATCTTGTCGCCAAGTTCAGCAGGTCCACGAATGATCAAAGGAACAACGGCACTTGCGCTGTCTTCGTCTCGAATAGGAGTTGTCATCGCGTCGATGAGCTGATCCTCAAATTCGTCGGCTGCCTCCTCGGGAGTAAACCCTGGATCGAGATCTGTTTCATCGTCGTACGGGTAGTTCGGATCCGGCGATGCGGCAACCGATAAACCGTCAGGAAGATAGAGCGCGCCAGCGTTCAGACGGGAACGCGCCGTTGCACGGAAGGTTCTGTTTAACAGCAGAAGTTCAGCGCAGAGGTCCAGCAAACCACGAAGTGACGAATCCGCCTCGTCGGAGAATCTTGGGTGAGCGCGCCAGATACGTCCAACAAATGCGTTCCCTGGAAGAGGAATGATGCCCTTGTTGTTCTTACTGCTGCTCGATGCACCGGCGTTGTGACCGGGAAGATAGTCACGGCGTGGAACGATACCGTAGTTGTTCTTTGAGTCAATTTGAACCTCGTC